CTTGCTCGGCTGTTCGCCAAGCCTCGCCGAGTGTGCAGTAGTAGCCCGACTTGAAGATGTATTCGATAAGACGAGCAACATTATGGGCGAACAGTGCCTGATTAGACCATAGTTTCATGGGAACCCCTATTGGAATCGAGCCGACGTAGGTTGTGCCGTAAAGCACATTGCATGCATTTGAAAGTCGCTTGTTGAAATACCTATATTCTCCAACTGGTCATCGCTAAGATAAATTTGAAGCTGTATATAGTTTCCCGCAGCTATAGGATAAGTCGTATGCCATAATTGATCTTGAGTAAACTCATATACCAATGAGGTATAAGGCTTAGTATCTAAGATACCGGTATCAACGAAGGTACCCGTATTTATAGCCTCAGTAAGCTGGGGTAAAATAATTCCTGTTCCTACGTAATAGTTAACAGTCACTTCACCAAGGTCAGTACGATCAACAAGCATATCAACTTTATTTATGGCAAACTGGCGGCCCTTGTCTTGATAAAAATTGAACTGTTTGGTGAAGATATTTACCGCTGAAACACGAGTTATGGTACCACCTCCCTTGTAGGTATGATTAAAAAGACCTACATCATCTATGATGGTAAACGTATTATCACCGGTTACGTCATCAATTTGATAGTTATTTGTAACAACAATCTCAGGACTTGCATCGGTAACAATATTTTCTAATAAAATCCAATCATTTTCTTTAAGATTATGATTTATAGCGGTAATAGTTACTACATTACTTGCATATACCATATCGGTTATTTGTAATACACCTGCATTACGAGCAACTCGTGGTTCTATGCTGAATGTATATCCCTCTTGATTGCCTGCTATGACTTGCTTAAATCCAATAGTCAATCCCGGAGCATTCCATGCTGAATCCATCTGTGACCATTGAAGCGTCGTGTTACCCCACGTTGCGTTTACGGGCTTTCTAAAGTAACCAAAAACAGTTATAGAATCATCATTAAGTCCCCAGGAACCGGTTATGTAGTTATAACAGAGTACACTGTTAGGAAATTTATCAGCAAAAGTTGCCTTATTAGCATTTATAGGCATAGACCAGTAAGCCATTTCCATTGAATAATCACGAATCCCATATGTTCTAAATGGACCCTGATTCTCTTGAGAAAGATCAAAGATAAAATCAGGTATCTTAGAGTCTATACGTGAAACATTAACACCATTACATGAATGCACACCGTTATAACCTACGGCAAAGTTGTTAATATCAAATGGCACTACCGAAAAGGTTGATTGTGATCCAAGCTCTGAATTAAGCTGCTGCCATATAAATGGAATAACCGGGTTCTCCGTGTACACAAACTCCCATGTACTCGCCTCAAAATAAACAATACAACGATCGCGTAATAAATTAGCGGTAATAATACGCTCTTGTGTTGGAGCGTCTATATAAAAACCTTTACCTACAATATCTTCACGCCATGCGTTAGCTTCAAACGGTGACCCGTTTTGACAACAACGAGCACGGTTTCCATGCTCAGCACCATTCTCAATGGTACTAAACAAAACGAGCCTGTTCTTAAAAGGAAGAATTATACGTGCCGTATCTATAGTGTTGGCGGGAAGTTGTACAAAGTTATCTTGTACCCAAGTTGTACCATTATAATGGCGTATACCATCAGAAGTATCATAGTTCGTCGCAAAGAAGATTTTATCTGCTATAGCAGCTCCACGCCATGTAGCTGCCCAAAAAAGATCTGCATCAGTTCCTGACCACGTATAAGCATCATCCGTATCGGGTGCCGTAAACCAAATACGTTCCCAACCGGTTGATAAATATTCATAAGAAAACCGTGTATCAAATGCTATTGTTGGAAAATCATTAAGCTCGCCTGACTCATAGGTTAATAAACCCGTTACCGGCAACGCGGGATAAAAATAGACATCAGCAGTTGTAGCTGATCCTGTTACGGTAAGAACTTTAGTTGCATCGGTAAGAGTAACGGTGCCTGTAGCTGTTTGTATAAATGTAGCAGTAGCACCCATAGCTGTTATGGTATACATGCGATCACCTACAGATACCATTTGACCCGGGGCGAAAGTCAATGCAGGTGTAACCGGATCATCAATGATAGCACCACCAACAAGTTCTCCTAAGTTATTAGTAGTACCAACCTTAAAACGTAACCTTGAAGCGAGTTGTTCTGCTCCGGCAGTTGGAGTTACCGTAGGGATTAAATATGATGAACCGAATCGTTTTCTTACACGGTCTCGCCATACATAAGCATTGCTTAAACGAGAAAAGGAGTCGTCAGGAATGGCGAACGGTTTTACTGCTGTTATGAGTCCTGAGTTCATTGGTGCTATAAGAAAACGATCTGCCATGATTAAATTCCTATAGCTGTATAGTAAAACGGAAAATTTATTTGCTGACCGGAATTATCAAATCTCGCTTTAGCTGTAAATCCTGTCGTTGTAAGAGACGTATAACTAACCCATGATTCAACTGTAGTAGACCTCAAACCCGGTGAAATTATCACTGCATAAGGTATTTGTGTAAATTCGCCACCAAAAACAACAGGTACGGTAACGGTATCAAGATCATTAATTGTTTCTGTTATCTGAAAAGAACCATACTTTAACAACAAACCGGATGTTAAATCAGTTGATTTTTTTGATGATCGAGTAATAGCATAATCATCAGCACTTCCCTTTTTTATTCTTAATTTATCTTCATTTGAAGAGAAATGATTAAAAACGAGTATTTCATCATCAAGAACGGTGCCAATGTTTGCAATCTTTATACTTACAAAATCAATTTTATCATGGACTCCTTGAAGGGCATCGCCAAGATCACGATGATTAATCTCAAAAGCTGTCTCAAAGTCAGTAAAGTTAATACGCATCGGTGATTGAGAATCACTAATTCTATCTCTTCCTTTTGGTGCGTCACTCCAAACCATAAATTCTCCTATGAAGCATTGTCGCTTCGCTCCTTTTAAGGCGTTCCTAGTCCGATAACAAAAAAAGAAACAGGTAATGCGGTAGCATTACCTTTATGCAAGGTCATCAGGGCAAAGTTTGCCCCTGTGTCAAATGAGACGCCGGATGTAGCAGCAGCTGTATGATTAGCCGTAGCTAAGCCTGAAAAAATAGAAGCTGCTGTAAACGTAGGTCCTGCGGCATTAAGATTAATTGAAGCTGAAGCAGTTCCTGAGAATGAAAAGTTTCCAAACTTAAGAAGGACGCCTGATGGTAGAAATGTCCAATAAACAGTAGCACCTGCAATAACATTGCTACCATACGCAGTAAAGGGAATACCGGCTACAGCGTTCTTACGCACAAACAACTCAGTCTCAGTAGTTTGTGTATATTCTTGGGCATACATAACGATTTGGTTAACGGCAGCAGTTTGAGCAGCTCCTTCAGGAAAAAGAACCTTAGTATGCTTACCATTATTGGCACCACTTATAGGAGAATGGTTAACAGAAAATGCAGTCTGTATGTCGCTATAATTAGTTCTTATTTTTGGTTGAGACGTTTTAAGAGCCTCATTAGAAAGTGGTGTATCTGAATAAGCCATAGCATCTCCCATTAAAAATAGTCAACATGGTTTCCTTAACCTAGTGGTGTATTCCACCAACCCCAAGACCCAAAGTACGGAGAGTTCTCAAGTTGTGGACTGTAAATTGTCGCATTCCGTTGTGTAGCATTCTGTACATAAGTCCGTGATAAGACAAGTGACTCCTGTTTCATTAACTCAGGCGTAATCTGCTGAACGCTATCCATATCCATTCGATCTTCAAAGATCTTCTTAGCTGCAAGATAGGCTATGTATTGCCACCATTGTTTTAAGTCAGGTGAATCACCACTGTTGAGTAGCTCTGTAGGCAAACGATACGCCTCAAGGTTAATCGCATACGCACCATCAGGCACAGGACGCACCACAAAGCCCATCTGATTGGTATAAATAATATCAGGATCTAATGAGTCAGACTGTTTCTTTTGAATACTAAAATATAAGACAGCCGATGGTACTGTAGGCGTATAAGGTACCGACTGTAGAGCAATATTAGCTTCGTCTGCAGGGGCTGATTCAAATTCGATCAGCCAGTCGCCGGTAATATAGTTAATAGTACCTTGAGATACACGCGTAGAAGCATTAAGAAGATTACCGTCTTGAACGCTCCCAAGAACAGGCTGATCAATATAGGTGTACGTAACATTGTTTGCATCAATTGAAGAGACTATAACAGAATTTTGGAGCACGGGAACATTGGTTAACGTGCCATCAAATATGGTTGCAGAGCCGTCGCCAACAGCGACATTCTCAATAAAGCTTGTTTGTGGATAGGCTCCATAAAAAACGTCTCTACTCTGTGTATAAAAAGAACGATTGCCGGCAATGTAACACGGCGTATCAATGGTTACATACTTATTCTGAAAATCATAAAGAGGATCATTTACCGATATGCTTTGATCCACCGGATAAACATCTTGATATGCTTGCGTATACCAGGTAACTGTTGTTTTGAGATCCCTTAAGCGTAGATACTCAGGTAGATCATACAAAACCGCTGTGTTTATGTACTGGTCCAACTCACTGTTGCTTAAAATTGTTTCTGATGGACTACGCGTCAAGCGTCGTACTTTTTGTTGAATTTCGGCTAAAGTTGTTCCGGCCATTGCTTAGCTCCCTTTGTACGGCAACACATTGCGAAAAGGCTCGGTTACCTGTTCTGCTCGTTCACCGGTTGGTAACACCTGGGCATATATTGATATCGTACCAGAAGGTACAGTAAAAACGTCAAAGTTTGTTGAGTTAATAGGCATCGTAAACTCAGTCGTGCTTGTAACCGTTATATCACCTTGAATCTTATTGGCTTGTTGCATACCATAGCTAGATGGTATTAACAGTTGTGCGATCATACCGGTGCCATACCGATGGGGTATCGTTGTGGTAACCACCATGGGGTTTGCATTGGTAATACTCGTGATCACGCGCATTGGTGGCCAGAATGTCGGTTTAGCATCGGTATACGCAACAGCCATTAAAACACCTTTATTGTAGTGGAACTGCGGTCATGAGATTAACGCCCGGTTCAATATCACTAAATTCAGTTGGTATAAAACTGAAACGTTGTACTTTTTTACCCACAAGCATTGATGGTTTATTGTTCTCATCCATCAAATAGTGGTGTATCGGATAGTTGCAGTCTTCGTTTATGTGTCG